TTTATCGTTGATGGCGAGAGACTATATCGAGTTTTATCTAATTTTATTACAATCAAATATGAACATCAAGGAAACGAAGAGGAGTATAATCCAAGCTGGGCACAAGGCAGTGGAGGAGCTGATAAAAGTAGCTAAAGAAGCTATTGTAGATTCAGACGACGATTTAACAGCCGACAAACTTAAGAACGCAGCTGCAACAAAGAAGCTGGCTATATTTGACGCGTTTGAAATACTTAACAGAATCCAAGAAGAAGAAGACTTGCTTGAGGGTAGAACACCTGAAGAGACAAAGGAAAAAATCTTTAAAGGATTCGCAGAAGGTAGGTCTAAATGATATACGAGCAAACACTAGTTAAAACAGTTGAGCCTATAAAAAAGACTACTATAAGCCGAATGAACAAAGGCAAAAAGTGGAAGTATGGCTACAATAAAGAACAAGACTTAATAGTACTCTCGCATAATGGTCAGATAGGAGAAATCATAGAGATACAAAACTTAGTCATAGCTCTACCTAAGGTGCCTAAGGATGTTTATAAGGACCCCAAAAACAAATGGGTTAGATTTGCTCAACCAAAAGAATTAGAGCGCTTAAAAAACATATTTGACTGGAGAAGTTACCCGGAAAGCAGTAAAGAAAAATGGCACGATTATATAGACGAAGAATTTAGAAGAAGAGAAGAAGGGTTCTGGTTTATGAATGATGGTAAACCAACCTGGATAACTGGCACGCACTACATGTACTTACAATGGAGTAAGATAGATGTAGGCGCTCCAGACTTTAGAGAAGCAAATAGATTGTTCTTTATATTTTGGGAAGCTTGTAAAGCAGATAAAAGATGTTACGGTATGTGTTACTTGAAGAATAGAAGATCTGGATTTTCTTTTATGTCTTCTGCGGAAACCGTTAATTTAGCCACTCTAGCGAGTGATAGTAGATATGGAATACTTTCAAAAACAGGTGCGGATGCAAAAAAGATGTTTACAGATAAAGTTGTACCTATATCGATTAATTATCCATTCTTTTTTAAACCTATACAAGATGGTATGGATCGCCCTAAGTCCGAACTTGCTTATAGAGTACCTGCTAGTAAGTTTACAAGAAAGAAAATTACGGAAAACGAAAAGTTAGAGGATATAAAAGGTTTGGATACAACTATTGACTGGAAGAATACTGGAGACAATAGTTATGACGGTGAAAAACTAGCTCTACTAGTACACGATGAAAGTGGTAAATGGGAAAGACCTGACAATATATTAAATAACTGGAGGGTTACAAAAACATGCTTGCGATTAGGTAGTAGGATTATAGGTAAGTGCATGATGGGATCAACTTCTAACGCATTAAACAAAGGTGGAGAAAACTTTAAAAAACTATATAACTCGTCCGATGTCACAAAGCGAAATAGAAACGGTCAGACAAAGTCTGGTTTATACTCTTTGTTTATCCCAATGGAATGGAACTATGAGGGATTTATTGACGAGTACGGAGTTCCAGTTTTTACTACTCCTGATGTCAACAGACTTGCACCAGATGGCGAGTTAATAGATGTTGGTGTAATAGATAACTGGCAGAATGAAGTTGATGGTTTAAGGGAAGATCACGATGGTTTAAATGAATTTTACCGTCAGTTTCCAAGAACAACAGAACACGCGTTTAGAGATGAGGCTAAAGGAAGTATATTTAACTTAGTTAAAATATACGAACAGATAGATTACAATGAGGAGATGTCTAGGGACACTGGTGTTACGACAGGTAATTTCCAATGGGTGAATGGTATAAAGGATTCTAAAGTTATATTTTATCCAAATCCAAGTGGAAGGTTTAAAATTAGCTGGGTACCACCTCAACACCTGCAAAACAACGTGGTAATAAAAAACGGCGTCCAACACCCAGGTAACACTCACATGGGTTCTTTTGGTTGTGATTCATACGATATATCAGGAACAGTAGATGGCGTTGGGTCAAAAGGAGCTTTACACGGGTTAACCAAGTTCTCTATGGAAGACTCTCCAGCTAACAGTTTTTTCTTGGAGTATCTATCAAGACCTCCTACGGCAGAGATATTTTTTGAAGATGTTTTAATGGCTTTAGTTTTTTACGGAATGCCTTTGTTGTGTGAGAACAATAAACCTCGTTTGCTGTACTATCTAAGGAGAAGAGGTTATAGAGCGTTTAGTATGAATAGACCTGATAAAGTTTGGAACAAGTTATCTGTAGCGGAAAAAGAAGTGGGAGGAATACCTAACTCTAGCGAGGATATAAAACAAGCACATGCCGCAGCAATTGAGATGTACATCCAAGATCACGTTGGTATGAAACAAGACGGATCATTTGGGGACTTGTATTTTAACGAGCTACTAAATGATTGGAGTAGGTTTGATATAAACAAAAGAACAAAGTTTGATGCGTCTATAAGTTCTGGCTTAGCTATCATGGCTAACAATAGGCACTTGTATGCGCCAAACCCTAAGGTTGAAAAACAACCATTAAATGTGCATATTTCTAGATACTCGAACAAAGGAGGCATGTCTAAAATAATTAAAAAATAATATGATAGGTAGAACAAACAATTATTTTCCAAGCCAAGTCGTTAGTGATTCGGAAAAGATAAGCTACGAATACGGTTTAAAGATTGCCAAGGCTATAGAGCAGGAGTGGTTTAGTGATGGAAGAGGGTCTAATAGACATAATCAAAATAGAGCTAACTTTCACAACCTAAGACTATATGCTAGGGGAGAACAGTCTATTCAGAAGTATAAAGATGAGTTATCTATAAATGGAGATTTGTCTTACCTTAATTTGGACTGGAAACCTGTGCCGATCATATCTAAGTTTGTTGACATAGTTGTCAACGGTATGGCTGAGCGTTTGTATGATATAAAAGCTTACTCACAAGATGCTGCTGGGGTCAGTAAGAGGACTGCTTATATGGAGGACATATTGAAGGATATGAAACTAAAAGAGTTTGACGCGTCTACTAAGGCATCTATGAATATAGATTTAGCGTCAACACCTAAAGAAAAGTTACCTGATTCAGAGGAAGAGCTAGAGCTACACATGCAGCTTGATTACAAGCAGGCTGTTGAGATAGCTGAAGAACAAGCTATAAGGACTTTAATGGAGGGAAGTAGATACGAGCTCATTAAAAAAAGATTTTTTTACGATCTAGCTGTAATAGGTATAGGCGCAACAAAAACAACATTTAACAATTCTGAGGGTGCAAAGGTTGAATATGTTGATCCAGCTAATTTAGTTTATTCTCATACCGATTCACCTTACTTTGAAGATTTATACTATGTCGGTGAGGTTAAAAAAATACCGATTAACGAGTTGATAAAAGAGTTTCCTTTTTTAGAGCAAAGCGATCTAGAGGAGATTCAGCAAAAAAACAACAACAGCAATAGGAGTAATAGAAGCTATCAAGATAATGATGATAATAAAATAGAGGTTCTTTATTTCAACTACAAGACCTATATGAATGAGACTTATAAAGTCAAGGAAACTGGTAGTGGCTCTATGAAGATAATACCTAAGGACGATAGCTTTGATCCACCCAAGGATGTTGATTTTAACTTTTCAAAACTACAAAGATGTGTAGAGGTTCTTTATGATGGTGCTGTTATACTAGGTACTGATAAACTACTTAAGTGGGAGATGGCTAAAAACATGATGCGTACAAAGAGTGATTACACCAAGGTTAAAATGAATTACTCTCTAGTAGCACCAAGAATGTATGAGGGTAGAATTGATTCTTTAGTTAGTAAGATAACAGGTTTTGCTGATATGATACAGTTGACACATTTAAAGATTCAACAAGTGCTTTCTAGAATGGTACCGGATGGTGTTTATTTAGACGCCGATGGTTTGGCAGAGATTGATTTAGGTAATGGAACTAATTACAATCCACAAGAAGCATTAAATATGTTCTTCCAAACAGGTAGTGTTATTGGTAGATCATTCACTCAAGATGGTGATCCTAATTCAGGGAGAACACCTATTACAGAAATATCTAATGGAGCTGGCGCGGGTAATAAACTTCAAGCGTTAACAAACAATTACAACTATTATCTACAGATGATAAGAGATGTAACTGGTTTAAATGAAGCAGCTAGCGACAAGCCGGATGCCAAGTCGCTCGTTGGTATACAAAAGATGGCTGCGGCAAATTCAAACACAGCGACTAGACATATATTACAATCTGGTCTGTTTTTAACAGCGGAAACGTGCGAGGCTTTGTCACTTAGAATATCTGACATACTAGAATATTCACCAACAAGAGATGCTTTTATACAGGCTATAGGCATACACAACGTGTCTACGTTGAAAGAGATGTCAGAACTACATTTGTATGATTTTGGTATATTTTTAGAATTGGCGCCAGACGAAGAGGAGAAGCAATTACTAGAAAACAATATACAAGCATCGATAACACAAGGTGGTATAGATCTAGAAGATGCTATAGATCTAAGAAACGTTAGAAATGTTAAATTGGCTAATCAAATGCTAAAGGTTATTAGGAAGAGAAAAGCAGAAGCCAAGCAAAAGCAAGAGTTAGAGATGACAGAGGCACAAGGCAAGTCTCAAGCTGAGGCTTCTAAAGCAGCCGCTGAGGCGGAGACACAAAAAGCACAAGCAGTCCATGCATTGAATATAGAGTTAGAGCAAGCAAAGGGTGAAATAAAATCTCAGCAAATGCAAGAAGAGGCTGCTATCAAAAAAGAACTAATGCAGATGGAATTTGATATCAACATGAAACTTCAAAAAATGAACATGGAAGAGGTTGATATGAAGGATACTGTGAAAGAAGATCGTAAAGATGGAAGAACAAAAATGCAAGCATCACAACAAAGTGAGCTTATTGACCAAAGATTAAACAAGAAACCACCTAAAAACTTTGAATCCTCAGGTAATGATATTATGAGCGGGGAAATTGGTTTAGGAGGTTTTGGTCCTAAGTAAAATTATTAACTATTATATTATATTATGTCAAAAGAAAAAGAAGTACCAGAGGTGGATAACACCGTAGAAAAGATAAAGATTAAAAAAAAGCCGTCAATGAAAAAGCAAACAGATCTTGATGGTGTTACTAAAGTAGATCTAAACTTGCCGGTTGAAGAGGTAGCTAAGGTTGATTTAACAGAACAACCTATAGAAGAGGTGGTTGAGGTTAAGGAGGAAGCTCCGGTAGCAGAACCTCAAGAGCAAGAAAATTTAGTGTTAGAGGATATAACCGATGAGGTTGAGGAAGTGACAAGCGAGGTTACCGAGGCTATAACAGAAAACATACAAACAGGTAAAGCGTTGCCAGACAACGTAGAGAAACTAGTTAGCTTTATGGAAGAGACTGGTGGAGGTATAGATGATTATGTAAAGCTAAATAAGGATTACTCTGAAATGGATAACTTGACTTTACTTAAAGAATATTACAAGCAGACTAAGCCACATTTAGATGCTGAAGAAATTAACTTCCTTATGGAAGACACATTCTCGTTCGACGAAGATACAGACGACGATAGAGATATACGTAGAAAGAAATTAGCGCTTAAAGAGCAAGTTGCCAGCGCTAAAACTCAACTGGAAGAGAACAAATCCAAATACTATGAAGAAATCAAATTAGGCTCAAAGCTTCCAGAGGAAGCTCAAAAGGCTATGGATTTTTTTAATAGATATAACAAGGAAGAAGCAGAAGGAAAGCAAAAGGCAGAAAAGCAAAAAACAGATTTCATTGATAAAACCAAAAAGGTTTTTAACGACAAGTTCAAAGGTTTTGAATATAACGTCGGAGATAAGAAATTTAGATTTAATGTTAACAACGCCGATGAGGTTAAGAAAACCCAGGGAGATATCAATAATTTTGTCAAAAAGTTTTTGAATGAAAATAATGAAGTATCAGATGCCAAGGGTTACCACAAATCTCTTTACACAGCTATGAACGCTGATGCAATTGCAAAACATTTTTACGAACAAGGTCAGGCTGATGCTATGAAAAATAGTGTTGATAATGCTAAGAACATAGACATGAGCCCTAGACAATCACACGGAGTTACAACTGCGGGTGGTATGAAAATAAAAGTGCTTGGTGATAGTTCTGCTGATTTTAAGTTTAAAATTAACAAGAAAAATAAATAAATAATTAAAATTTAAAAATTATGGCAATATCAAATCCGGGACCTGGTAATTCAGGTGTCGCAGGAAGTTTAAATAGTGTACCAGCTTCACAGAAAGCAACACTAGCTTCAAATTACATCGACTTTACTAGTGGTGCAGGTAACGACTGGGGTCAACAATATTTACCAGATCTTATGGAAAAAGAAGCTGAGGTGTTCGGTAACAGAACAATCGCAGGTTTTCTAGAGAAAGTAGGAGCTGAAGAGTCTATGACTTCTGATCAAGTAGTTTGGTCTGAGCAAGGTAGATTACATATCGCGTACAAAGGTACTTACGATACTAACAGTTTGGTTTTTACTATTGTAAGTGACGTGGATGGTAACAATTTTGCAGTGAACGATATGCACGGTGTTAGAATCAACGATATGGTTATGGTAGCAACTGCTGAAGGTACTATCAAAACTCACTGTACAGCTGTGGGTAATCAAACTTGTACGCTAGAGCCTTACGAGGTAGCTACAACTGATGCTGCTGCTGCATTTACTGATATAGCTGCAGCTCCTGCAACTATGTTAGTTATAGGTTCTGAGTTTATAAAAGGTACTAGAGGTCAAGGTGGTACTTCATCAGCAATTGATGGTTATGGTACTGTAGCACCAACATTCACTTCTTTCTCTAACAAGCCAATTATCGTAAAAGATTACTATGAGATCTCAGGATCTGATGTTTCTCAAATCGGTTGGGTTGAGATTACAGGTGAAGACGGTCAAAATGGTTACCTATGGTACTTGAAAGCTGAGGGTGATACTAGATCAAGATTTACTGATTACTTAGAAATGACTATGTTAGAAGCTGTTAAAGGTGTTCCAAGTGCTTCTACTGTTGATGGTCACGCTGCAACTAACTCTTCTCAATTCCCAGCAGTTGATACTCCGTTTGGAACTGAAGGTTTATTCGCTGCTGTTGAAACTCGTGGTAACATTACTACTGGTGTAACTGGTGTTAATGCTGCAACTGATTTAGCTGAATTTGATGCTATCTTAGCAGAGTTTGATTCTCAAGGTGCTATTGAAGAAAACATGATGTTTGTAAACAGAGCTACTTCGTTAGCAATGGATGACATGTTAGCTTCTATGAATTCTTACGGAGCTGGAGGTACTTCTTACGGAGTATTCGACAACGAAGAA